AAATCGCGTTACAACATGGCGCGCACGTCTTTGCCGTCGGGAATCCTTAAACAAACTGGCGGCGAACCCTTAAGCGCAACAGAATTAGCCGATATCGGCGCGGCGTTTAACCAGGCGCGCATGACGTCACAAACAGCTGTGCTCAATGAGTTTCTAACCTACGAGCCAAGCAATGCGACGCCAGACAAAATGCTCATGATAGAAAGCGCACAGTACAGCGCGCTCGACCTTGCCAGGCTGTGCGGAATCCCGCCATATCTTGTCGGCGTCGCTACTGGCTCATACGCCTACACGTCGAGCGAGCAATCACGCGCCGACCTATACATTTTTGGCGTAAAACCCTACGCCGAATGCATTGCCAGCACCCTAAGTCAAAACAACGTTTTGCCGCGCGGCACATACGTAAAATTTAACGCAAAAAACTATTTAGAAGAAAACTACGTCGCTGACGCCTTGACGCCAGACGACGAAAATACCCAGGAGGATTTAGCATGATTAGAGTTACCGCCAGCACCTTTACAGTTGACGCAGCTGCACCCGACGGCACAGCAACCCGCACCATTACAGGCATTGCAGTGCCATACAACGTTGCAGCAAACGCCAGCGGTACTGAAGTGATGTTTCTACGCGGCAGCCTGCCAGTTGACGGCAAAGCACCAAAACTGTATATGCAACACGACGCTGGGCAGGCAATCGGCCTGGTCACTGAGCGCACCGACGACGAAGAAAACATGTATTTTGTGGCAAAAGTCAGTGCCACAGAATTGGGCGATGAAGCGCTTATTTTGAGCAGCGACGGCGTGCTTGATTCTGTCTCAGTAGGCGTCAACCCCACCAAATTTACCTACAACCAAGACGGCGTAATGGTCGTAGAGGCCGCCCAATGGTTAGAACTATCGCTGGTCAGCCAGCCGGCATTTGCTGAAGCAATAATTACCAAAGTTGCTGCAAGTTCCGATACAAGCCCCGAAGAAATGTGTAATACTGAATTAGAAGACCCGACAACGGAAACAGAACTACCGGAGGAACCCGAAGTGTCAGAACAAAACGCACCTGAAGTTATTGAAGCAAGCGCACCTAAATTGTTTGCGCAAGCAAAACGTACTTTTGACATGCCCACTGCTGGCGAGTATCTCGCAGCAATGCACATTGGCGGCGAAACATTCCGCAACGTAGCAGCAGCCGCACGCGATTTCGCATTGTCAAAGCAGAGCGCATTGCAGGCCGCAGCAGGTGACGTACTTACAACTGACACACCAGGTCTCTTGCCAGTGCCAGTTCTTGGGCCAGTGTTTGACGACTTAAGTTACATTCGCCCAGTTGTTGCAGCTGTCGGCGCTCGCGCAATGCCAGACGGCGGCAACCAAAAAACGTTCATCCGCCCAACCTGGACAACACACACAAACGTAGGTTCACAGACAACCGAACTTACTGCGGTAACTGCACGCACCCCAGTTATTGCTTCCAACGTAGTTAGCAAGACTACTTTGGCTGGACAGGTCACCTTGTCTGTACAAGATGTTGACTTTACGTCGCCAGCAGCGCTTGACATCATCTTGCGCGACCTTGTCGGTCAGTACATGATTCAATCGGACGCTGTGGCCTGTGCTGCAATTCTTGGCGGCGACACCGCGTCAGGCTCGACATGGACAGTGACCGCAAACGACCCGACGACACTTATTTCAGCGTTGTATGACGCAGCAACAGACATTCTTGCTGCAACAAACTTCTTGCCAGACCACATTTTTGTGTCACCAGATGTTTGGAAAAAATTGGGCAGCCAACTTGACGGAAACAAGCAGCCAATTTTCCCATACACCGGCGTTGCAGGTCTCATGGGCGTAAACGGCTTGGGCAGTGCAAACATTACCCAATTAAACACGTTTAACCCACTGGGACTGAACCTGGTTGTTGACCGCGCATTTAGCGACAACACAATGGTTGTAGCTCGCGGCTCAGCTATCGAGTTCTACGAATCTGTGCAGGGCATCATGACCCGCGAAGACCCAGCTACTCTCGGCAAAGTATTCAGCTACTACGGCTACGTTGCCACGTTCATTGCCGATGGTGACCAAGTAAAAGCCATTGCAATCGCCTAACTAGAAAGGCGGCACAGCTGTGGCTGTTTACAAAACCCAGAGCAAACAACTGCTAGACAACTACGCAGTCATACAAACGCTGGAACCCACAGAAATAGTTCTGGGCCAGCCAGTAACAATCGGCAGTGTAGGTGCACCGTTTAACGGCACGTTCACTGTGCTCGACATACCGCTATATGAATACATCGGCGTTGACACCGCGTCAGGTGCACTGTTATTTAACGCAAACGTCGCTAGAGAAAACCAAGTGTTGTTTGCTTGCACAGGCGCCAATGTTGAATACACCGTCGTTTACACCGGCACCGTTACTTACACCCAGAACTGCACCTGGGTAACAACCGCAGAGCTAGAAACCTACTTAGGGATAGATATCGCCGACCCATCGGACGATTACACGCTGCTTACACAGGCCCGCAACGCCGGCAACGATTTTTGCTATCGTCGCAGGCAAGAGTCAGGCTATGCAGACTCATTAACAACTTCACCTGGGCACGACGTCACTCTAGGCACGCTTATGTATGCCGCGGCCTTGTGGCGTAGTCGAGGCAGCACACAAGACACTTTTGCAACCTTTGACGGCATGGGACAAGCAAACGTCAATGCGATGACGCCAGTGATTAAGCAGCTGCTAGGCATTGACCGCCCGCAGGTTGCCTAATGGCTTATACAGACCTGTTTAATGAGGCAATAGCCGACGTCACAGCCACACTCACGGCTGTAACCGGCTTGCGCGTTGTAAATGACGCCACCAAAATTGTGCCTAACTGTGTGTTTCTTGACGCGCCAAGTTTTGAGACCATCGCCGGCAAAGGCAACATTGTGCGCATGACTTTCCCAGTCAAGGTCATCGGCACAGGCCCAGCAGGCCTGCCAGTGCTACAGAAACTATTGAGCATTGCCGCCAGCGTGCTCGCCAGCCCAATTATTGTCATGTCAGGCCAGCCAGGCGCAATCGAAATGGGCGGCGCAACCTACCCTTGCTACAACTTGCAAATGGCTTTACAAGCACAGACAGCATAAAAGTGTTACTCTTTACCCATAGCGAAATGTTCTTTTAGGAGACAAAATGGCAACTTCAACGTATCTAACAAACCCGACAGTAAACCTTGCGCCCACAACTGGCGGCGCAAAAGTTGATTTAACTGACCAGTGCCGTAGCGCAACCATCACACTTGGCGTTGACAGTTTAGAGTCAACCGCGTTTGGCGATACTGGTCACCGTTTTGTGCCTGGCTTGCAGACCGTAGAAGTAGAGCTAGAAATGTACTTGTCTTACGGCGCTGGCGAAGTTGAGGCAACCTTGTTTGCAAACGTGGGTACTGGCACTACAGAGTTAACCATTTCACCGTCTGGAACTACAGAGAGCACTTCTAACCCTGAGTACACAATTATTAACATGCAGCTTGTCAACTTCACGCCCATTGCTGGCACTGTAGGCGAGCTGAGCATGGTAACCGCGTCGTTTGTAGGCGGAACCTACACGCGCGATACTACTTCCCCATAACTAACCCGACGCAAGGCGGCAGACATGCAAATAACAATGAGATTAGACACCGGCAACGGTCCGTATGAGGTGACAACAAACCTTTGGTGTGCTGTGCAATGGGAACGCAAATATAAACGCAAAATGTCAGACCTAGCGCAAGGCATCGGCGCGGAAGACCTGGCGTATCTCGCATTTGAGGCCAGCAAACTACACGGCATTACTGTGCCAGTTGTCTTTGATGATTTTATTAAAAAACTTGTTGCAATGCCTGAAGTTGTAGAGCAGGAAGACGTAAACCCTACACAAGCGGTCACCGACTAGCGCTTTGTCATTTATTGATAGAGACAGGTTTTTGGCCGCCAAACATAGAGTTTCTGACGTCTGACCTAAACACTTGCATTAGTATTATTAACAAGGCAAGGCGCAAGGCATGACAGCAACTATTGACACACAACTTGTGGGCATTCGAGAGGCTGTGGCTGCGCTGAACAAAATTGAGCCTGGGCTACGCAAGCAGTTTGCAACAGAGTTGAATCAGATAGCCCAGCCAGCAATACAAGCTGCACAGTCACGCTACTCATCTGTAGGCGTGCCCTTGTCTGGCATGTCTCAACCCTGGTCTAACAATGGGCGCAAACTGTTTCCATACGACCCTGCAAAGGCGTCTAAGGGCGTCAAAGTCAAATTAGACACAAGGCGCAACAACAACGGCGTAATCACGATTCAGCAGACTGACGCGGCGACCGGCATATTTGAGACAGCAGGCCGACGCACCAGCAACAACCTGGCAACCAATCTAGGCAACACGCCAGGGCAAGGGCGAACACGTATTTTTGGGCCTGCCGTTTACAGCCAAATACGTGCCATTACAGTTGAGATAGAGCGCGCGGCGTTGCGCGTCGTTAACAAGGTCAATAGGGAAATGCGATGATTTCAATACCCATTATTAGCGACTTTAACGACAAGGGCATTAAGAGCGCTATACGAGAATTTAAGCAGCTGGAGACCGTCGGGCAAAAAGCCCAATTTGCTATTAAAAAGGCTGCTGTACCAGCGGCAGCTGCACTGGGCGCTGTGACTGCCATTATTGGCGACAGCGTAAAAGCAGCAATAGAAGACGAGGCTGCACAAGCGAGTCTTGCTCGACAAATTAAAGCAAGCTCTAATGCAACTGACGCGCAAGTTAAGTCTGTTGAAGCCTTTATTTCTAGCCTGGCTAAAAGCGCGGCAATCAGCGATGACGAAGCGCGCCCAGCGTTTCAAAAATTAATCGTTGCCACAAAAGACGTTACAAAAGCCACAGACTTAATGAACCTGGCAACCGATGTGGCAGCTGCAACCGGCAAGCCGCTTGTTGACGTGACCGACGCGCTAGCCAAAGCCTACGCAGGCAACATGAAAGGGCTTAACAGCCTGAGCCCAGAAATTAAAGGCATGATTAAAGACGGCGCAACGCTTGCTGAAGTGCAGGCCGTGTTGACTGCAAACTTTGGTGGTGCAGGTGAAGCGGCAGCAAACACCGCAGCCGGCGGCATGAAAAAGTTAGGCATTGCGTTTAGCGAAACTAAAGAGTCAATAGGTGCAGCGTTTTTGCCAATCATGTTGAAACTGCAACCAGTGCTAGAAAAGTTTGCTAACTGGGCACAAGAAAACCCAGACTTATTAGCAGCTGTTATTGCTGGCATGGGCATTTTGGCTACGTCAATTCTTGCTGTAAACGCGGCAATGATGCTTAACCCTGCTGTCGCAATTACTGCTGGCATTATTGCGTTAGGCGCGGCCATTGTTGTTGCCTACAAAAAATTTGAGGGGTTCAGAGAAGTAGTGCGCACTGTCGTTAACTTTGTTGCCGCGTATGTCGAGGGCATGGCAAACGCTTTTATTAAAGTATTTAACATTGTTATTGCCGGCATAAACTTGTTAAAGCCAGGCAAAGACATTAAAGCGTTGCAAGAAATAAAGATAGGTCGTATGTCTGAGCCAGTTGCGCCAGCCGACCTGGGCAGAAACGGCAGCGCAAACGCTGTAGAACGTGACAACAACGTAAACATAAACGTTTACGGCGGCGACCCAAACCAAGTAGTCGAAGCCTTGCGCTCATACATGCGGCAAAACGGCAGCGTGCCAATCAAGGTTAGCAACATCTTCTAATGGCAATAGTCCAATACCAAGTAGAGGTAGGCGCGACTTACGCAACGCTGACAACTGTTGTCAGCAACGTGCAAAACGTGTCTTTAACCTATGGCAGGCAAAAGCCTTTAGACGCGTACAGCGCCAATACAGCAAACGTTGTTTTGCGCTACCCGACTGGCTATGCAAGCCCAAACGCGCTTTTTGTTACGGGCACCTGGCTACGCATTTCTGTAAGGCTTGGCACGTCTGGCACATTTCGTCAGCTTTTTGTAGGCCAGATAACTGACGCAATAGTGCAGTACGGCATACCGTATGCCGGCGGAGTCGGCAACGCAGACTTTGTAACCCTGACCTGTGAGGGCAACTTTGCAGCGTTTGGTCGAGTGCAAGGCAACAGTTACGCAATGACCGCCAGCACGTTAAGCGGGCAGGCAGGCCAATGCGCAACGCAAACAGGCTTAAATGTCAGCACTAACAGTACTTTTGGCGGTACACAGGCATTTCCAGCCACAACGATTAGCAGCACTTGGGGCGACTGGGTAAACAGAGCTGTGCTTACAATGAACGGCAAACTCATTGACATTAGCGACGGCATTTTTATGGTAAATGCTTATTACAAAATTGCTGGTTTTTACGGGAATTTTAGTGACACAACAAACGACGCCAGTAACCACATTTTTGAGCAAATATCGTTTAGCAGCTTGGCAGACAGTTTTTATACACAGGTAACTGTTGACCCAGAATCTTTTGGCGAAGCCACAGTGTCAACAGGCGTAGCACCTTTTCGCACCTATTTGGTTAATACACTTAACAACTCAACTAGCCAAGCCACAGACTTTGCCAATTACTTGCTATCTACATACAGCACAGCTACACAGCGCATTCTCAGCGTGACCTGCAATCTGAGCGCGCAGAATGGCGATATTCCGTCCTACAGCATGGGCGAAATTGGCTCTACTGTGACCGTGACGTTTCGAGGAACCGTGTTTAACTGTGTGCTTGAAGGCGCGACTTTTAGCGGCAACCCTGAGCAGGCCAGCGCAACTTTTTATTTGAGCGCGCAAGACTTAAACAACTATCTAATACTTAACGACGCCATTTATGGCAAACTTGACTTTAACAAACTGGGGTACTAATGGCATCACCAAACACAACTTTTACGACTGGGCAAGTATTGACTAGCGCCCAAGCAAACAATTTTCCTTTTGGCGTCATATCAAGAAAATATGACACTGCGGCAACTTTAAACAATTCTTCTACCGCTGTGCAATCATTTATGAGCGCAACTGCTTTTACACCTGTTGCTGGTCGTTTATACAGGTGCACATACTCAATTGGTGCTGTAACAAAGATAACAAACAACGGAAACATCGACATAACTATGAGAAAAGACAGCACAGCTGGTGCAGTCTTAAATACGTCTGTATATTCTGCACTTTTTGGCATACAAGTTCCGTTTAGCACAAGTATTCTTTTAACTTCAACTGAAATGGGTACTTCATCGTTTACCCCGTTTGTGTGCGTGCAAGTAAACACTGTCGGTCTAAACGTTTTTAACTCAGCTACGTCGCCCGGAACAATTTTGTTTGAAGATATTGGGTTAGCGTAATGATTTGGCGAGCTAGTTTTGTAGCGCTTTTGCTGGCGTCAATACTTGTAGCGTGCGGCGACCGTGAGCGCGTCAACTGCCCGCGCACAAAAAACAAGGCTTTGCGCGCCGAAACGTCAATAACTGTTGACCCCGCCAGAATCGGCAGCTCTCGAATGTTGACAGACAAATGCCATTAATTCCGCCACCGCAACGCGAAAGAATGACTAGCGAGCAAATAAAAGCCCGCCTCATTTTTGTAGTGGCGTGCGCGTTGTCGTTTACCTTTGTTGTAGCCACTATGTCGCTAATTTATGGGTTGCTGTTTGTGACGCAGCCGCTTGACGTCAGCGACAACGACAAAAGCGCCTGGGCAACCCTGCAACCATTGTTGCTTTTTCTCACTGGCTCGCTTGCTGGCCTGCTTAGTGCCAATGGCTTAAAAGATAAACCGAAAGGCAAAACCGATGAATGACGAAGACAAAGAAGGCTTGCTTAAAATAGTGCGCCAAGCAATTGCAAATTTGTTGCACCGTATTGCCGACATTATTAACAAGCCATGATTTACACAGGCACAACCGATGGTGCAGCTGCTGGCAAACGCGGCGGCACAGAAAAGTTTGTAGACATAATTAAGAAAAAAGGCTTTACTAATTTAGGCACCTGGGCAGTGCGTAACATGCGCGGCTCAGACCGTCTGTCAGTGCACGCGACAGGTCGAGCAGCCGACATTGGGTACAAAGACAAAACCACAGCCGCCCTGTGGGCAAACTGGCTAGTAGCAAACTACGAGACATTAGGCATTGAAGAAGTGCACGACTATGCTGGCACAACAAAAAAAGGTTGCGAAAAATGGGGCCGCGGCTGGCGTTGTAATCGTGACGGCAAACCAGGCTGGAAAGACTGGACAGAAACCGCAAACGGCGGCACGCCAGGCGGCCTGTGGCTACACGTAGAACTAACGCCAGAAATGGCAGACAACCCATCTTTGCTTGTTGAACGCTGGAAAACCCTTACAAAACCTGCATAGCGTCTAAACCAGCCTGCCTTTTGCTAGGGTTTCTCTACCGGCAGAAAGAGGCATAATGAATGGTTACCGTTATTAGGCGTTTTGCGCTGGCGCTC